TAACGTGGCGACGTTCTTTATCAACTGGCATTACCGCCGTAAAACCTACGAGCTGCAGCGCCTGCGGGGGGTGAGCCTTGAGCCAGACCGTTAAACGCTGCGCCGTGGTGGCCGTACTGGCAATTGCCGCGCTGCTGCCACAGTTCAAAACCCTGAAAACGTCCGAGGCCGGACTTGCGCTTATCGCCAACGCCGAGGGGTGCCGCACCTCGCCCTATCAGTGCAACGCCGGAGTCTGGACTAACGGAATCGGTCACACAGAGGGCGTGACGCCGCAAAGCCAGATCAGCGAGCGACAGGCGGCGGTCAATCTGGTGTATGACGTGATGCGCGTCGAGCGCGGGATCGATGCCTGTATGCGCAGCGATATGCCACAGCCGGTCTATGACACGGCCGTTTCATTCGCCTTTAACGTCGGCGTGCGCGCGGCCTGCAGCTCGACCTTTGCCCGTTACATCATGATGCAGCACTGGCTTGATGCCTGTAATGAGCTGCGGCGCTGGGTGTTCGTTAAGGGCGTGAAAAATCGCGGGCTGGAAAACCGCCGCGCTGCGGAAACAGCCTACTGCCTGCGGGGTGTCAAATGACGCGCCTGATTGCCGCTTTGCTGGCCGTCGCTCTGCTGGCGCTGGGCGTGACCGGCTGGCAGTGGAAAATTGCAAAAGACGACCTGACCAGCGCGCAGCGCATTATCGGCACGCTGTCGGCCGGTATCGTGAGCCGGGATAAAGCGATAGCCAGGCTGGACGCCGATGCAAGGGCCAGCCAGAAGCGCGAGGCCGAGCTGCGGCTGATGCAGGGGCGCGCCAGCACGGCCGCACTTAACCGTGAAATAACCATACAGAGAGAAACCGATGCAAATCCGATACTGCGTGACTGGTCTGCTGCTGCTCTGCCTGACGATGTTATCCGGCTGCACGCCCGTCCGGCCTTCGCCAGCGCCAGAGATTATCTGGATTGGGTGTCCGCGCGTGACAAGCTGCCCGGTGCCGGGAAACAGCCTTAAAACGGCGGGCGATCTGGCGGCGGACAATCGCCAGCTTGAGGCCGCACTCGCCGCCTGCGGGCTGCAGGTCGAAATAATCAAAGACTGCCAGGAGCAGCACGATGCTGAAACCCCAACAACTGCGCCAGACACTGACCGACAGCGTGCCGGAGCTGCAGCGAAACCCTGACGCGCTGAACGTGTTTATCGACAGCGGGCGCATCGTCTCGACGCTTGCCAGCTCGCTGTCGTTTGAATACCAGTACCGGCTTAACATGGTTATTACCGACTACGCCGGTAACATCGACCTGCTGATCGTGCCGCTGCTTGCCTGGCTGCGAACGAATGAACCCGACATTATGGCAACCGAGGAAAAGCGCCGGACAGGCTTCACCTTTGAGGCGGATGTTATCAGCGACACGGCCAGCGATATCAGCATTGAGCTGCAGCTGAGCGAGCGCGTGATCGTGAAGCAGGCCGACGACGGGCTGCACGTGACCCACGTCGGCGAGAACCCGCTGCCGGAGAATGATGCGCGGCCGGTGCAGCTTTATGTTAGCGGTGAGATGGTCAGCGAGTGGCAGACATGAGCGAGCTGCAGCTGGTAAATGACCGGCTGGAGGCGCTTATCAGCAGCCTGTCAGCCCCGGCGCGTAAAGAGATGGCGCGCAGCATTGGCCGCAAGCTGCGAGCGAGTCAGCAGCAGAATATCAAACGCCAGCAGGCACCAGACGGCACGCCATTTAAAGCCCGTAAAACGCAGCCGGTGCGCAGCAAAAAGGGCCGCATAAAGCGCGAGATGTTCGCAAAATTGCGCACCGCTAAATACATGAAGACGCAGGCCAGCCCGAACGAGGCCGTGATCGAGTTTGCGGGTAACGTGCAGCGCATGGCGCGCGTACATCATTACGGGCTGCGCGACCGGCCATCGCGGAACGGCAAAGAGGTGCAGTATGAGGCGCGCCCTTTAATGGGAGTAAGTGAAACCGATCTGAGTTTAATTGAAGAAATTGTTATCCATAGTCTCAGTATGTATTGACATGCTTATATTTTCGACGTTAAATCAGAGGCAAGGAAGATGTTGGTCAGCTGAAGCTTGCTTCAGTCATGGGGTTCAATTCCCCTCGCCTCAAAAAATCACCGCGAAAATTTTACATCACTTCTTAAAGCTTTCACTTGTTGTTCAATAGCTGCATCTAGCACTATGTAGTTAAGAGTTGCAGCTTTGCACAGTTCGGATACGTCAATATTTATAGCGCCTTTGAAATTTGCAAAGTTCAAATTTGCGCCATCATAATCTACTTCATCTAAATTGCTCCCAGACAACACTGCACTTTGTAAATTGGAGCCTTTGAATTTTGCGCCCATTAATCTGCACTCTTTTAAAATTGCTCCCTTCAAATTTGCATGTGAGAAATTAACATTTTTTAGCGTGCAATCGGTCATGATTAAATTCCTTATTTTACTGTTTTGGAAATTAGATGACCTAATATTGCAGCCTTCAAATTTGACATTGTTAATATAGATAAACTCACTTTCCAATCCGGGTAAGTCTGAGTCTATTAGTTTAATATCTCTCATCTCAACCCCATCTCCTGAAATGTTTAAACGTTGCATAGTTATGGAGTAGCACTCCTGTTCATTTAATCTACGCATTAAGCCAACTTTTTTCAGGTTTAATGTGATGTCATTAAATTTAGAAATATCGGCAAGGCTATTTTTTGTTTCTTGAATGAGCAAGATTCTTTCATTTCTTCTCTGAAAAATGAACAAAGCTATACCAAAGAAAGCAAAGTCAATTAATGATGCATTGAGATTGATAAGTAGGTTAATCCAGAAGTCTCTATTATAAATCCCTACTGATGTGTTCGGGAATATTTTATTGCTTAGCCAAGGGAAGTTGATTGAGCATATAACCGTAAAGATTAGGTAAATTGAAAAAACCAAAAAGACAGCCATGTAGGGGTGATTTTTTGCTTTTCTATACAGTGATTTTATTGAGTTAGACATAATTAGTCCCTATTGAGTTTATCCATTTTATGTTAACGGCTTTGTTCGCTGGTACTTGAGTGAACGAGTATGCATTGAGGTGCTTCCATCATCTAGGCATCTTTGACGGATGAATGAACAACTCGCAGAAATTCAGCGCCTGCTGCGCAACCTGATCCGCATCGGAACCGTGTCGGCCGTCAATCTTGACGGCGGGCTATGCCGTGTCGATACGGGAAAAAATACAACCAACTGGCTGCACTGGCTGAGCGCCCGCGCGGGTAAAACCCGCTCGTGGAATGCGCCGTCAGTGGGTGAGCAGGTGCTTGTGCTGTGCCTCGGCGGCGAACTCGATACCGGCTTTGTGCTGCCGGGCATTTTCTCGGATGACAACCCGGCTCCGTCTGCCTCTGCCGATGCGCTGCACTGGTCATTTCCTGACGGCGCGGTGATCGAGTACGAGCCGGAAACCGGCGCGCTGAACGCAACCGGCATACAGACAGCAACCATCAAAGCGGCGGTAAAAATCCTATTCGACTCGCCAGAAGTGGAATGCACAGCGCTGCTCAAAACTGCGCAACTGGAAGTCACAAAGGGCGCAACGATGAAAGGCAACGTTACGCATAGCGGTGGCAAGTTGAGTTCTAACGGTGTCGTCGTGGATGACCACGATCATGGCGGCGTGCAGCGCGGCGGTAGCAGAACGGATGGCCCACAATGACAACCGCAAAATATATTGGCATGAACCGGGAAACCGGCGGCACGCTGACCGACCTCGATCATATCCGGCAGTCGATTAGCGACATTTTTCTGACCCCGATCGGCTCCAGGGTGATGCGCCGCCAGTATGGTTCGCTTTTATCCGCCCTAATTGACCAGCCGCAAAACGAGGCGCTGCGCCTGCAGATTATGTCGGCCTGCTATATGGCGATCCTGAAGTGGGAGCCTCGCGTAAAGCTCACCGCCATCAGCTTTGAGTCGGATATCAACGGCGCAATGGTGGTTGAGCTGTCCGGCAACCGCACCGACAAAGCGCAGCCTTTTTCCTTAACCGTTCCTGTGAGCTGAGACTATGGCAACTATCGACCTGAGCCAGCTGCCCGCGCCAGATGTGGTGGAGTCGCTGGACTATGAAACCCTGCTGGCCGAGCGAAAAGCAACGCTCATTTCCCTTTACCCTGCTGACCAGCAGGACGCCGTCGCCCGCACGCTGACGCTGGAGTCAGAACCCATCGTTAAGCTACTGCAGGAAAATGCCTATCGTGAGCTGATCCTGCGCCAACGCATCAACGAGGCGGCAAAGGCCGTCATGGTTGCGTATGCGCTGGACGGCGACCTTGACCAGCTCGGCGTAAACAATGGCGTACCCCGCCTGATCATTACCCCGGCCGACGATACAACCATTCCGCCAACCCCCGCATTGATGGAAAGTAACGATGATTTCCGGCTGCGCATCGCCTCCGCCTTTGAAGGGCTGAGCGTGGCCGGGCCAACCGGCGCTTATGAGTACCATGCCAGAAGTGCTGACGGCCGGGTAGCCGATGCATCAGCCATCAGCCCGTCGCCTTCAGTGGTCACGGTGACAGTGCTCGCGCGTGAGGGCAACGGCGTGGCCGGTGATGATCTGCTGGCCGTGGTGAATACAGCGCTCAATGATGAGGACGTGCGCCCGGTTGCCGACCGGGTGAGCGTGCAGTCAGCAAAGATTGTGGGATACGAAATCGTGGCCGAGTTGTACCTCTATCCGGGGCCGGAAGCGGAGCCAATCCGCGCCGCCTCAGAGGCAAAGCTCGCCGCCTTTGTCAGCGCGCAGAAGCGCCTCGGCCGCGACATTCGCCTGTCTGCGCTGTATGCCGCTATGCACGTTGAGGGCGTGCAGCGCGTCAATCTGATTAAGCCCGCTGCAGATGTGGTACTTGATAAAACACAGGCCGCTTACTGCACAGGCTACACGCTGACCGTGGGAGGCTCGGATGAGTGAGCGCCTGCTGCCGACCGGCTCGACACCCCTTGAGATTGCTGCTGCCGAGGCGCTGGCAAGTCCAGGCGCGATGAGCGTGCCGCTGCGCCAGTTATGGAATCCGTACACATGCCCGGTGGAGCTTTTGCCCTATCTGGCGTGGGCGTGGTCAGTTGACCGCTGGGATTCAGCCTGGCCTGAATCGACAAAGCGCGCCGTGGTTGCCGCCTCGCAGTACGTGCACCGGCACAAGGGTACTATCGGGGCAATCCGCCGCGTCGTTGAGCCGCTGGGCTATCTCATCAAGATAATTGAGTGGTGGAAAACCAACGAAGCGCCAGGCACGTTCCGGCTGGACGTGGGCGTACTTGATACCGGCATTACCGAGGAAATGTATAACGAGCTGGAGCGCCTGATAGCTGACGCCAAGCCCTGCAGCCGTCATCTTATCGGCCTGTCCATTAATCTCGATGCTAACGGCACTCTGCCGGTCGCCGTTGCCAGCTACAGCGGCGACGAGCTGACTGTTTACCCTTACACCCCTGAACTTATCAGCGTCGGCGGGCCGGTCTACTCTGGCGCGGCGGTGCATCTTATTGACCTGACGGAAGTGAGCGCATGACGACAAAATATTTTGCCCTGCTGACCAATCAGGGCGCGGCTAAGCTGGCGAACGCCGCCGCACTCGGCACGAAAGTGAACATCGCCTCTATGGGTGTCGGCGATGGTGGCGGCACGCTGCCGACGCCTGACGCGGCACAGACAAAGCTCATCGGCGAGAAGCGTCGCGCGCAGCTTAATTCCCTGACCGTTGACGCGGCAAACAGCAGCCAGATTATCGCCGAGCAGATTATCCCGGAAAGCGAGGGCGGTTTCTGGATCCGCGAAATCGGCCTGTATGACGCCGACGGCGTGCTGATTGCCGTTGCTAACTGCCCGGAAACCTATAAGCCGCAGCTGGCTGAAGGCAGCGGGCGAACGCAGACCGTGCGCATGATTTTAATCGTGAACAGCACAACGGCCGTCACGCTGAAAATTGATCCGTCAGTAGTGCTGGCGACGCGCAAGTATGTTGATGATGCCGTAATCGAGGTAAAGGCATACGCTGACGGCGTAATGAAAAAGCATCTCGATGCTGATAACCCCCACAGCCAGTACCTGCAGATCGCAAACGCCCTGGCAGAAATCAAAGACGCCGGGCTGATTGCAAACGTTCTCAAAAATCTCGGTTTAGGCGAAGGCTCTGCCGTGCCGGTAGGAGTACCGTTACCCTGTGCATCATCTGTGCCGCCTTCAGGATGGCTGAAATGCAATGGCGCATCCTTCAGCGCCTCCGCCTATCCGGCGCTGGCAAAGGTCTATTCGTCCCTGAAATTACCCGATCTTCGCGGTGAGTTTATTCGTGGTTGGGATGACGGGCGAGGTGTTGACGTAGGCCGTGAGTTAATTTCTTTCCAAGAAGGCACATGGATTCAGCCCAATATTGAAAACAACTCGACACTTACAGCTATTCAGCTTGGTAATGGTGAAAATCTATTCAACACAGCAGAAAACAAAGCTGTCTGTAACTTGCCAACATTTGGATCAACAGGGTCAAGGGCGCGCTGGTTCATCCGCCCACGAAACGTGGCGTTTAACTACATCGTAAGGGCTGCGTAATGGCTAAGGTAACACTTGATAAAAATGGCCTGGCTAAATCAGCCGGTACACTCACTGTATACAATTTTGATGCGTTAACCGGTGAGTTTACCGGCTCAAGCAATGAGTTTCTGGCGCAGGGTGTCGGCCTGCCTGCTAACGCCTGTATCACAGCACCACCCGATGCTGAGGCCGGGCACGTAATGCTTTACCGTGATGAAAGCTGGCTGGCCGTTGCCGATCATCGCGGAGAAACGGTTTATTCAGTCGCAGACGGCGCAGCGGTGCTGATTAACACGCCGGGCGATTATCCGGCAGACACTACTCCACTTAAACCGGCAACCGTTTGGGATAAATGGGATGGTGAAATATGGGTTACTGACAAGGATGCGCAGCAAGCTGAGGTTATGAGTGACGCAGGCAAGAAAAAATCAGCTCTGATCAGCGAAGCGAATGTAATCACCCAGGCATGGCAGACGCAGCTGCTGCTTGGGATTATTACGGAGGAAGACAAAGCCGCATTAACAAAATGGATGAAATATATTCAGGCGGTACAGGTGGTAGACCTCCAGGCTGCGCCAGATATCAGCTGGCCGTTAAAGCCAGAATAACAAAAGCCCTTCGGGGCTTTTCTTTTGTCCGCTGATCTTCCAGCAAACCGCAACCGCATGCACCTCACCGCCTGACCTGACACCCTGAGCACACCCTCAAAACGGAGTGCATCAGATGTCTGATTATCATCATGGTGTCCGCGTCGTCGAAGTTAATGACGGCACGCGCACCATTACAACCGTATCAACTGCAATCGTCGGCATGGTCTGCACCGCGCAGGATGCGGATGCGGCAACTTTCCCGCTGAATACGCCGGTACTTATCACCAACGTGCAGGCAGCTGTCGGCAAGGCCGGTAAAAAAGGCACGCTTGCCGCTGCGCTGCAGGCCATTGCTGACCAGTCAAAACCCGTGACCGTCGTCGTGCGCGTCGCTGAAGGTGCAGACGAAGCCGAAACCACGTCCAATATCATCGGCGGCACGGATGAAAACGGCCAGTATACCGGCATGAAATCGCTGCTCGCCGCGCAGACACAGCTCGATGTTAAGCCGCGTATTCTCGGCGTGCCGGGGCTGGACTCGCTGGCAGTGGCAACCGCGCTTGCCAGCATTGCGGAGCAGCTGCGCGCCTTTGCCTATGTGTCAGCATGGGAATGTAAAACCATTTCCGAAGCCCGCCTGTACCGCCAGAACTTCAGCCAGCGCGAAATCATGGTTATCTGGCCTGATTTCGTTGCATGGAACACCGCAACCAGTAAATCCGATACCGCCTTTGCGACCGCGCGCGCGCTGGGCCTGCGCGCCAAAATCGACAACGACACCGGCTGGCATAAAACCCTGTCTAACGTCGGCGTAAACGGCGTGACCGGTATTTCTGCATCCGTGTTCTGGGATCTGCAGCAGACCGGCACCGATGCTGACCTGCTCAACGAGGCCGACGTTACGACGCTGATTCGTAAAGACGGGTTCCGCTTCTGGGGCAACCGTACCTGCAGTGATGACCCGCTGTTTCAGTTTGAGAACTACACCCGCACGGCGCAGGTGCTGGCCGACACGATGGCCGAGGCGCACATGTGGGCGGTTGATAAGCCGCTGACGCCGGTTCTGGTGCGCGAGATTATCGCGGGCATCAATGCGAAATTCCGCGAGCTGGTTAACGCCGGTTATCTGCTGGGTGCATCAGCCTGGTATGACGAAAGCGCCAACGATAAAGACACCCTGAAGGCGGGCAAGCTCTTTATCGATTACGACTATACGCCGGTTCCGCCGCTGGAAGATTTAACCCTGCGCCAGCGCATTACCGACACCTATCTGGCGAACTTCGCCGCTTCCGTGAACAGCTGAGGAGCCGGATAAATGGCACTGCCACGCAAACTGAAGGGCATGAACCTTTTTAACAACGCCAACAGCTATCAGGGCATCGTGACCGCCGTCACTCTGCCGAAACTGGCGCGCAAGCTCGACCCGTTCCGCGCGGGCGGCATGAGCGGCGCGGCCTTCATTGATAACGGTCTGGAAGATGACGCGCTCGATGTTGAGTGGAGCATTGGCGGTATTGATGAGCTGGTACTCACGCAGTGGGGTGCGTCTGACATTCCCCTGCGATTTACCGGCTCTTACCAGCGCGACGATACCGGTGAGGAAATCGCGGTAGAGATTGAGGTGCGCGGCAAGCATCAGTCATTTGATTTCGGCGAAGCCAAACAGGGCGAAGACACCGAAACCAAAATCACCAGTAAAAACACCTATTACAAGCTGACTTTTAACGGCAAAGAGCTGATCGAAATCGACACCATCAACATGGTGGAGAAGGTCAACGGCACTGACCGTCTTGAGCAGCGCCGTAAAAATCTCGGCCTGGTATAAATCCTGACGCCAGCGCCCGCCGCTGGCTTCAACTGACTACAGTGAACAGAGAACAATCATGGAAAAGAAAGATAACGTTGTTGAGTTTGAAACCCCGCTACTGCGCGGCGAAACCGAAATCAAAAGTGTGGAGCTGATTAAGCCGACGGCCGGAAGCCTGCGCGGCGTGCGCCTGGCCGATCTGTGCCAGTCGGATGTTGACGCACTGCTGACCGTGCTGCCCCGCATTACCCTGCCAGCACTGACAAAGGCCGAGTGTAACGCGCTTGATCCGGTTGACCTGATTGCGCTGGGCGGCGGGGTGATCGGTTTTTTGCAGTCGAAGTCGGACGAATAGACTGGCCTAGCGGCCTGACGGTCAACGACCTGATGGCCGACATTGCCACGATATTTCACTGGCACCCCTCCGAGATGTACGACATGCCGCTGGCCGAGCTGATGGACTGGCGGCATAAAGCCTTTATCCGCAGCGGAGCGACCCCGGATGAGCAATAACCTCAAGGTGCAGGTGCTGCTGAATGCGGTAGACAAAGCCTCGCGCCCCTTCAAAGCCGTGCAGACCGCAGCCAAAAATCTGTCGTCTGACATACGCCAGACGCAGACGACGATTAAGGAGCTGGATGCGCAGGCCGGGAAAATTGACGGCTTCCGCAAGGCCAGCGCGCAGCTGGCCGTCACGCAGCAGAGCCTCAAAGACGCTAAGCAGGAGGCGGCCGCGCTTGCCGTGCAGTTTAAAAACACGGAGCGCCCGACGACACAGCAGGCCCGCGCACTGGAAAAGGCCCGGCAGGCGGCGGCTGAGCTGCAGACCAAAACCAACAGCCTGCGCCTTTCGGTGCAGCAGCAGCGCGAGGCGCTTAACGCGGCGGGGATTTCCACCAAAGCCCTGAGCAGCGAGCAGCAGCGCCTGAAATCCGCCTCGGCGCAGGCAACCGTCAGCCTGAGCCGTCAGAAAATGGAGCTGCAGCGGCTGAATGCGCAGCAGGAGCGACTGAACCAGACCAGCGAACGCTACCGCAAAGGGCAGGAGCTGTCGGGTAAGGTGCGCAATATGGGCGCAGCCGGTATCGGTGCCGCCACGGTCGGCGGCATGGCTGCTACGTCGCTGCTGATGCCGGGGTTTGATTTCGCACAGAAGAATTCCGAGCTGCAGGCCGTGCTCGGCGTGGGAAAAGAATCGCCGGAAATGAAAGCCCTGCGTACGCAGGCGCGTCAGCTGGGTGATACAACCGCCGCCTCTGCCGATGATGCGGCAGGTGCGCAAATCGTTATCGCCAAAGGCGGCGGCGATGCCGCTGCCGTTCAGGCCGTTACGCCGGTTACGCTCAACATGGCGCTGGCAAACAAGCGCACGATGGAGGAAAACGCCGGGCTGCTGATGGGGATGAAATCAGCCTTCCAGCTCTCAAACGATAAGGTCGCACACATCGGCGACGTGCTGTCGATGACCATGAATAAAACGGCCGCTGACTTTGACGGGCTTAGCGACTCGCTGACATACGTCGCACCGGTAGCAAAAAACGCGGGCGTCAGCATCGAACAGGCGGCAGCAATGGTCGGTGCTCTGCACGATGCCAAAATCACAGGCTCAATGGCAGGCACAGGAAGCCGCGCCGTTCTGAGCAGGCTGCAGGCTCCTACCGGCGAATCATTCAAGGCTATCAAAGAGCTGGGTATTAAAACGGCAGACGGAAAAGGAAATACCCGCCCGATATTCACCATCCTGAAAGAAATGCAGGCGAGTTTTGATAGACACAAGCTGGGAACGGGCCAGCGCGCCGAGTATATGAAAACCATCTTCGGCGAGGAGGCCAGCTCATCGGCCGCCGTGCTGATGACCGCCGCCTCAACCGGTAAGCTCGATCAGCTGACCGCCACGTTTAAAGCCTCTGATGGTAAAACGGCCGAGCTGGTCCAGGTCATGCAGGATAACCTCGGCGGCGACCTGAAAGAGCTGCAGTCTGCTTATGAGGCTATTGGCACCGATCTCTTTGATCAGAACGACGGCAGCCTGCGCGCTCTTACCCAGGACACGGCGGCGCTGCTGCTGATGGTTGATAACTGGATTAAAGCAAACCCTGCGCTGGCAGGCGGTATAGCAAAAGTGGTAATGGGCGGGCTGATGTTAGCCGGGGCGCTGGGCGCTATCGGGCTGGTAGCCTGGCCGGTGATTGCGGGCGTGAATACCCTGATTGCCGGTGCGGGGTTTCTCGGCACTGCATTCAGCATCGCGGGCGGAGCCATTACGGCCGCGCTCGGAGTTATCACGCTGCCGGTTGTAGCCGTCGCGGCGGCAATCGTGGCCGGTGCGCTACTGGTGCGCAAGTACTGGGAACCTATCAGTGCCTTTATAGCAGGCATGGCCGAAGGCTTTACCGCAGCGATGGGGCCGATCAGTGATTCCTTCGGTTCGCTGAAGCCGGTTTTTGAGTGGGTAGGTGGCAAGGTCAAAGAGCTGTGGGACTGGTTCGGCAAACTGCTGGAGCCGGTTAAATCCACGCAGACCGAACTTGCCGCCGCCGGAGATATGGGTAAGAAATTCGGCAACATGCTGGCCGAGGCGCTGAAAATTCCGAGTCACGCGCTCGATCAGCTGATGGGCGGCATCAACTGGGTGCTGGATAAGCTCGGCATTATCGACACGAAATCCGATGGCCTGAAAGACAAAGTGCCGTCTCCTGATCCGGTGGCAACCGGCGGCGCGGGCGCAGATACCGGCGGGCTGCAATACAACATCGCCTATGGTGGCGCGCCTTACCGTCCGGTTTCAGCCCCGTCAGCCGGGGGCGGATTTACCGACCGCAGCCAGAACACTTATCAGTATGAAATCAACATGCATGAGGGTATGACCAAAGACGACGCAATGGCGCTGATGGCGCAGCACCAGGCTAAAGAGCAGCGCAACCGGCAGGCACAGAACCGCAGCAAAATGGGCTGGGAGGATTAAGCGATGATGATGATTTACGGCATGATGCCGTTTATGCGACAGACCCTGCCTTACGGGGATATGCAGCAGAATATCGACTATCGCTGGCCCACTAACAGCCGCTTCGGGCAGCGTCCGTCGGCGCAGTTTATCGGGCCGGGAGATGAAAAAATTACGCTTTCCGGCGAGCTTCGCCCGGAAATCACGGGCGGCTCGGTGTCGCTGATGACCGTCCGTCTGATGGCCGACGAGGGGATGGCGTGGCCGCTGATTGGCGGCAGCGGCATGATTTACGGCATGTACGTGATCGAGAGTATTTCTAACACCTTCAGCGAGTTTTACCCCAACGGGACGGCAAGTAAAATCATGTTTACCCTGAGCCTGAAGCGCGTTGATGAGTCGCTTACCTCTATGTTTGGCGATCTGAAGAAACAGGCTGACGGACTTATCAGCGGCTCCGCCAGTCTGCCAGGGCAGCTTACGTCAGCAATCGACGGCGTGAAGTCGGCGGCTGGTAGCCTGATTTCATCTGCAGGGGGGCTGCTCGGATGATCGGGATAAGCAGCCTGCCGGTGCAGGCCGGGGCGCAACTGACGCCTGATTTCATGCTCAAGGTTAACTCCAAAGACGTCACAACCAATATCCGGGATCGCCTTATCTCGATGACGCTGACCGATAATCGCGGCTTTGAGGCTGACCAGCTGGATATTGAACTGGACGACGCCGACGGGCAGCTGGCTATGCCGGTACGCGGTGCGGTGATAACGCTGTTTCTCGGCTGGAAAGGCCAGACGCTTTTCGGCAAAGGTAATTTCACCGTTGATGAAGTTGAGCACCACGGCGCGCCGAACACCATGACAATCCGCGCCCGCAGCGCTGATTTCCGTGGCTCGCTCAATTCCCGCCGGGAGGTGTCCTATCACGATACAACCCTGGGGGAAGTCGTCACGCAGATAGCCGCGCGCAATAACTTAAAGCCCATGCTGGCCGATGGATTCGCCGGAGTTGCAGTGGCCCACATCGACCAGACGCAGGAGACTGACGCTAAATTCCTGACGCGACTCGCCACACTTTACGGCGCTGTTGCGGCAGTAAAGGCCGGGCGGCTTCTGTTTATTAAGCCCGGTAACGGCGTCACTGCCAGCGGCAAGCCGATTCCGCAGATGACTATCACGCGGCAGGATGGCGACCGGCACAGCTTCAGCATTGCCGACCGAGGCGCATACACGGGCGTCTCTGCGAGCTGGCTGCATACCAAAGACCCGAAGCCAAAGAAAGTTAAGGTGCAGCGTAAGCCGAAGGTAAAGCACCTGCGCGCGCTGGAGCACCCCGCGGCTAAAAAGAAAAAGGCGACTGCGACCAAAACACCGGAGGCCAGAGAGGGCGATTATCTCGCAGGGACTGAAGACAACATTTTTACGCTGACGACCGTGTATGCGACGAAAGCGGCAGCGATGCGGGCAGCTAAAGCAAAGTGGGATAAGCTGCAGCGCGGCGTCGCTGAGTTCTCGCTTACGCTCGCGATGGGACGTGCCGACCTGTACCCGGAGACGCCCGTCAGGGTGAACGGCTTTAAGTCGGTGATCGATGCGCAGCCGTGGATTATCAGTAAGGTGACGCATAGCCTGAGCGGCAGCGGATATACAACCACGCTTGAGTTTGAAGTGATGCTTAAAGATATTGAATATCAGTCAGAAACAGAGGGTGAAACGGAAACTACTTAATTCGGGTGTAATTTGCAAAACACGATTTGCATATTCAAACTAAGTGGCTCTCCCCTGCCCTTTTTGAGGATATCGATGATGATGCACTGCCCTTTATGCCAGACAGCAGCCCACGCAAAAAGCAGCCGCTATGTTTCAAAAGAAACAAAAGAACGTTATCACCAGTGCCAGAATATTAATTGCAGCTGCACATTCAAAACACACGAGACCGTTACTGGAATGATTGTCTCGCCTGGGCAAATCAATAAGGTGCCACTCTACACCAGCCAACAGCAACCTTCCCTTCTGCATTAATTTAGCCCGCTCAGCGGGCTTTTTCATGTTTGAAAATCCATAATCAAACATTGAATACTGGCTTTATATACAGTAATTTAATCCCCTTTTATCAAGGGGGACTGCATGGCAATAAGGAAATTAAATACAGGTAAGTGGCTCTGCGAGTGCTATCTCAATGGAAGGGATGGTAAACGAGTGAGACGACAGTTCAGGACCCGTGCCGAAGCCATTGCCTTTGAGCAATACACTCAGGACGAAATGAAGGCTAAACCTTGGCTGGCTGAGAAAGAGGATAACCGCAAGCTTAGCGAACTTATCGAGCTATGGTACAAACTGCACGGTTGCTCGCTAAGTGACAGAAAAGGCCGACTCGGCAAACTCAATATTATTTGCAATGGTATGGGAAACCCCGTTGCTGCCTCTATCACTTCGAAGGATTGGGCACATTATCGGGATCGGCGTTTACAGGGCCTCATACAGAACGGATACAAAACCAGTGATAAATCGTTAAAGGTCTCACCGGGTACCATTAACTGTGAACATGCATTCCTTCGGGCTCTTTTTAATGAACTGGAACGGCTTGGCGAAATCAGCTACCCCAACCCACTTAAAAATATACGCGAGTTTGATCAGCCAGAGAAAGAAATGGCATGGTTGACTGAAGCCCAGATACAAAAGCTGTTTGCCGCCTGCCAAGTTCACGATAACCCTGATCTGACGCTGATTATCAAAATCTGCCTTTCAACCGGGTGCCGATGGAGTGAAGCCGCGAATCTTAAAGCCTCACAATTGTCTCCAAACAAAATCACCTTCATCAATACCAAAGGCAAAAAGAACCGCTCGGTACCCATCGACAATGCCCTTTATAACGAATTAAAAGACAAAGAAGGCCGTTTTTTTGCAGAGTGCTATCGCCAATTTTATCGGGTCATTCGCCTTGCCGGCATTGAGTTACCAGAAGGCCAGATGAGCCATGTACTGCGCCATAGCTTTGCCAGCCACTTTATGATGGCCGGGGGAAATATCATCGTGCTGCAGCGCATCTTAGGACACTCAGATATCAGAGTAACAATGCGTTATGCGCACTTTGCGCCAGATCATCTCGAAGACGCTATCAAGCTGAACCCAATTGCAAATTTGATTTGCTGAGCGAATAATCGGTCATACGTTTATTCAGGGTAAATAAGGTATTAAATGAAACTTGGAAGGTTAGGTTCAGTTTTGGTAGTCATTACTATGCTGGCTGGTTGTGCTACCAACATGTCGGAAAGAGCATCTCGCGTGCAAATAATCTCCGCAGAAGATGCAAAACAATATCAATTTGTCGCTAACTTAACGGGCACTTCTACCCTGACCGGGGTAGCAAGGCATACCGGTTATCAAAATGCATTAAATGAAGTATTAGATAAAGCTGCTACAGCTGGCGCGCAATATGTAGTTCTCGATCCTAATAGTGCGCCTTCGTATTGGACAACAAGTGAAGTTGTTAGAGGCACCGCTTACAAGAATAAATAACCGCCACTATAGTTCAAAATAGATGATTACAAGCACGTTCCACCACTGTTTAATGTCGAACATTGACGGTTAGAGAGTGGCGACAAAGTGGCGGCACAGAGTCCAGCAGAGTAGAACAGAAGGTAACAGGGAGGGGTTTAACTGATTGTTTTTTCTATAAACTACTGTTTTTAAATGCCAACCAAAAAAAGACCGAATACGATTCCTATATTCGGTCCAGGGAAATGGCTCTCAAGGAGCCGTGCGCTAAAAGTTGGCATTTATGAAGGCGATGTCGCCTTGCCATTTAACA